TTAATTCATTCATAGTTTTAGGTCTCCTTTTAGGCTAGTTGATTTCATTCTTTTTCTAGGTGTTATGCTATCAGCAAATGCTTCAACAGCAGTATATTGATTTACCATTGATTTTATTTTTTTATTAGCATTCTTTTTATCTTTCCAATTTATATCCCCAGTATATAAAATATCTTTATCTGTTTCATTTCCCGTCCTTGTTTTATATTCCTGTATTCTTAACCCAGCATTATATTCAGCAACAGCTTTTTTAGCTGTATATCTATCAGCTCCCTTTTCAACTAATTTATTAATCATAATTTGAGCTTCATCAGTAGATGTATATTCTTCTATTTGTGCACCATCTAATTGAGGAGTTAGAGCTCTTGTTTTTTCAATACTTCCTATTGCTTCTAATTTAGCTTTTGCTATAACATCTCCTTTTTTAGCTTGTATTCCTACATCAATGCTCTTTGTATATCCGCCATCTTGTGTTAAAGAGTTTACAACTAATTGTGTCATCTCTGGATTATCTCCACTGTATGTACTTGCAACATCAATAATAGCTTGACTTTCTGATTTACCGTCTCTTATTGAATTTGCTACTTCTACTCTCATATTATCTAAAACAGTTTCAGGAACATAACCTTTTATATATTCGTTATTAGCATTAATTTCTTTTACAGACTTTCCTGTTATATGATAAATTCTTGAATTGTTAATATTACCACTTTCCAATGCATTAATTTCACCTAATATTCTGTCATCATATCTTACCCCCTTAGTTGTTTTAGCTGTTATAGCATTTTCCATAGTAGTATAATTTCCACTATTATAAGCTATATTAAAATTTGCTTGTAGCATTTGCATTCTCTCTTTTTCTGCTCTTTTTCTTGCTCTTGCTTCAGCCGCTGCAGCTCTTGCCCTTGCTTTTTCTTCTCTCTGAATTTCATTTATAGTAGACTTAATACCTTTTAAAACATTTTTAGTTTCTCCTTCAAATTGAACTTTTAAATAATCTCTTGCTGTTTTTTCATCATTACCTTTGTAATATTCCATAGTTGTATCAACTAAGTCATTTACAATTTTTTCATTATCCATATAGGCTATTACTTTGTCTATTTCAATTTTCTTTTGGTCAAGTGACATAGAACTATTTTGAATTTCCATTATTCTATTATTAAGTCTTGCTACTTCTGTTCCACCAATATTTTTACCTAGCATAACGATTTTTTCTTCTTCTGACATTCCAGTAAGTTTAGCTATGTGTTCTATGGTATCTCTCATATATGCATAATTTTCTTTTGCTTTTTCATCATCATTAAGTCCATACTTAGACCCTATTGCTCTTCTTTGTTCTAAGGTAGCAAGTGCAATATCATTTTGCTCTTTGATATAGTATTGATTTCTTTTAACTCCTTCTTTAATTCCCCAGTCTTTATAATTGATATCAACACTATCTGAAAACGCTCTTTTTTCAGTAGAGTCGAGATACTTACTATTAACTATTAATGATTTTTTAGATTTTATTACCTCATTATAATCTTTCAGATATTCTTCAAATCTATCTCCATATTTATCTTGAACTGTTGCCCATTTTTCCTCAAACTCTAAATCTTTATTTTTCATAGCTATATCAAGTAAGCTCTTTTCATTATTAAGTTTAAGTTGTTCGCTTTCCTTAGCAATCTTTCCTATTGCTTCTATAAACATATTTTCGTGAACTGGTATTTTAGAAGGTGTTTTAACAGATACGCCCTCAACATTTGTAGGATTTAATAAATATCTACTTTGTGTATCAACTTGTATAGGAGATATATTTGCTCCTGTTCTCTCTTTCATTATTTCTTTTTCTATGAATTCATTAGCCATTTATTACCTCCAAAATTTCCAAAACCTTTTAACCCCGAAAAAGTATTATGTTTAAATTTGTTCTTAACATCATCAGGGTTATAAGTGCCTTGAACTTCTCTTATTTCTCCACTAGGTGTAGTTGCTAAATTCTTTTTAAGATTTTCTAAATAATAACTTTTTCCAGATTCTAAAAACGATTGTGTTATTCCGTTAATTCCAGCAAGTTTAGCACCAAATCCTTGTTCCATTAATTGATTTCCTGCTAGGTTTCCATTATCAATAGTTTGATTTAAGTGTGCCAAATCTCTTTTTAGTTGTGCTTCTGCTTGTGAATATGCAACTAAATAATTTTGATTTATTCCTTCTTGTGTTTTATTAAAAGTTAATCCACTTTGATAATAATTATTATTTGTTTGATTTTGTAATTCCCCTATCTCATTCATTTGATTTTGTGCAATGATGTTTGCCTTATCCTTAGCTTCTGAATTAAGTTTATTGATACTGTCAGACTTTATAGAGCTATCTTCAACATTTTTAATATCGTTAAAAGCTAATTTACTTCTAACATTCATTACTTCTTGTTCTAAATTTTCTCTTGCTGATACATATCCAGCAAGTAAGCCTCTTAAATTTCCCTCTAATGCTCTACCTATTTCTCTCTTATTATATTCATATTGCATTTTAGCTTGTTCATCTTGGTAACCTTTTATCTTTTTAGCAGTGGTCTTATTATATTCAATGCTACCTTTTAATTTATCCTCTTGATCTTTCAATCCATTGTAAATAGATTTTATTTCATCACCAGCTTTTGCAATTTTCTTACCTTGCTTATATATTCCGTAACCTTGTGCAATTCCTAATGCAAGATTAGTTAATATTGAACCCATCATATTAATCACCTCTAATCGCTTACAATATCTATCTTTGTGTCTATACCTAAAATTTCAAATATCTTATTATTTTCTTTTGTAGTAATTTCTATATTAAAACCATTTAATATTGGGAAAGAAGTTTCTATTTTAAAGACATTAAATAAATCATTCTCAATATCATTTTTCGTTACCACTTTGTCATTTATTTTTATACCTTTTATAGCTTCTTTATTTTCGTTCAAGACTTTTACAAACACTCTCAAAACTCTTGATGAATAATCATTGCTATAACTTCCACCTTTTTCGGTTTTCATATATGGTGGATTTATTCTTAAAATTGCCTTAGCAACATTATTTTCAGTTTCATTAAGTTTGATAGCTACATCATCTATAAGTCCTAATATGTATCTATTACAGAATATAAAATCGTTTATAGGTTTATCTAATTTTAAAGAAAATCTCCTAAAAATCTTATATTCTAATTGCTCATATAGATATAAAGTATCTGTTTTTTCTTTCTTAAAAGCTATCAAATAATTTCTGTTGTTATATTTTAATTTATCTAATCCAACAAATTTAGGTATAAGTTCATATTTTTCTAAATTTGTTGAACTGTAAGTCTCAACACCTTGTGAATTTGGTACTTGCTCAACACACCTAATTTCATTAGTATCTGTTAAATAGTAGAAAGTACCATTTAATAGTGTTACCGACTTTTTATAACTATACTTAGTTTTTTCAATACAAGCGATTTCACTTGCAATAAAAACATTATATGTTCCACTTGTCAGAATATTGTTAGTTGATACAACATAAACTCCGTGTGATGTAGGAATAAAAATCTTGTCCCCTACATAAATGTCATATATTTCTGGATAAATATTATTAATAGGAGTAGGTTTAAAAAAGAAAGCACTATCTATTTTTGTATCATTTCTAAAATCAAAATAATCTGATTTTTTAGAAAAATACAAATATCCGTCATTTAATATAACCATTCTATCTTGAAATATTCCTACTGTTGTTATATTTTGCTTTATATTTAGTAATTTCCCATATGAGATTTCCCCATCTACTTTTCTATTAATTATAAAATATGTGCTTCCATAAGTACTGTCATATTTACCATTAGCAATTGAATAAGGTGCATTACTTCCAAAATTGACCTCTGAATTCCCAATTATATGACTTTTCTCAATTACTCTTCCAATCTTTTTTTCATTGATAGAGGTTTTATAACCTACATAAGGAAGATAATTTTTAAATACTGCGAATGTAAAACCATCCCTTAATAAATTAGGATCTATATTTTCTTTTGATACACTAGCTTTATAGATTTTATAAAAAACTTCAACTTTTACACTATTCCCAATTGTTACAGTTCTGTCATTTTCGTTGTAACTTAATGTGGGATTGGTAAAAGTACCAATTAGAGCAACTCTATAATCACTTCCAACTTTATAAACTCTATAAACATCAAACGATACGTTTTTTCTTTCCTTGATTGGTAATTTAATTAAATCTAAATAGTTAGATTTTCCAATTTCCCCGTTTTCTATATTAAATTCAAAAACCTCTGTTATATCCCCAATTACGAATAATCTTTCATCACACATCTTAATTATTCTTATATTTTTAACAGTTATTGGGTGTGTATACAGCAAATTTCCAATATCATTATTTTTTTTACCATAAGTAGCAACATTATTATCTTTTGTTACTCCTACATAAAAATTATATTTTGTATCTATTAGTTGAATTAAATTATGTTGAAAGTTAGTGACTTCTAACTTCTTAGCTATCTTTAAATTGCCCATTTCATTTATAATAAGGTTTCCTATTTTTTGTGCTGATTGTTGATATATTTCACTTTCTCTTATACCACTTAATCTTTCTCCTACTTCTCCATACACAAACATATTACTTTTAAATACTCTTTCCATTATTCTTCCTCCCAATATTGAAAGCCTTGTTGAGCAATTATGTTATTTTTTAGCTTTGTTACTTCCACGTCAAATATTTCTAATCTATTATTATAGGTATTAACTGCCAATGCCATTTTTCTAGCTGTCATAGCAACCATTAAATCAAACAAATTATCTGATATTTCTGTAAAATCTATTCTTCTACAATACTGTATCTTGATTTCACTCTCAGATGAATATATAAACTCATTTTCTAATCTATAACTTTTATTACATCTAAGTACATTTAAACAGTCAACAGGCAAATTAAATTTATTCTCTCCATCAACTTGCCCTACTGATGTCAATTTAACAGTGATAGCATTGAATAGAAAAGCACTAGATGTTGCTATATTATCTATTACACTATCCAGCATTTTTTCACATATCTTATACATATCACTTTTATTGTCATTGTATATACTGTTTTCTCCTAACATTAATAATGTTTCCGATATTATTTCTCCTCTATCCATGCTTCACTCCTTTTTGGGTAGGTCTAGCCTACCCATTATTTTATATATTTCTTAATTTCCTCAACATCTTTTTTTAACTCTGACTGTTCCTTTTGAATTGCTTCTAGTAAATCAGTCATTCTCTGCATAGTGTTTTTATACATTTCAAAGGTACTTTTATCTTTCCAAAGAAAATATAATAAAATAGCTCCAACTATGCCATATTCTAATAAAGTTTTTTCCATAGCACCACCTACAACCCCAGTATTTTCCCCCAATGATTATAATATTTTCTAGCTTCCTTAGTCTTATCAATTATAGCTCTATCCTTGTATCCCTCATTCTGTAACTTAGGTTTCCAAGATGTTTCACCAAAATACTTAACTGCCATATAAAATTTTCTTCTGGTCCTGTTGTCCACTCCAGTTTCTTTCATAATGAAATTAAATATTTTGTCTGCTAATGTACGATTAATTCCAGTGTTATTATAAACACTGTATAAATAATCGTGTATAACTGCTGCACTAATGTATTTGCCATAAGGATTATATAGCCATTGCAAAGATTTAGGTACTGAGGCTCCATCAGTGATGAAACCTCTAAACACCTTAATATCATAACCATTGATAGAGTAAACATAATCATCTAACAGTATAGCTTTTCCATTAGATAAAGGTTTAAGTATAAGTTTACTCTTTTCCATTTTTACCTTCTTTTAATTTCTTAAATAAAGGTTGTAACTCTTTAACTACTGCTTCTATTGTATTTTCATTTATAAATATTCTCACATGAGCTGGCAATTTAGAAACAAATTCTTGAACTGCTTTCTTTTTAAGATCACCAAGTCCCTTGCCTTGTATAGCCAATTCTTGTTTCATCACTTCGTTTCTCACTTCATTAGTTGCTTCTTCTTTTCCTTTATATCTCCAAGATAATACAAAATAAGTTACCACTGAAAACACATACCCTAAAACTTGCCATAATAATTGTTTGTCCATACTTTTTACCTCCTAAATATTTTCTTTTATAAAATTAACAAATAAACTAACTACATCACTTTCCACTGAAAACTTTAAACTTTCATCTTGATTACTGCCAAAAAAAGGCTCAGCTAAAATATAAGTATCTTTGCTGTTGCATATTCCATAGCCACCTCTTGTTTTGCTATCTTGAATTTCTATTATTCCGTGATTACCTCTAATCTTACTACCAAAAACATTCTGCAATCTTGCCATAAAATTTGTTGCTAATTTCTTAGCTTTTTCATTCTTCCAGTAAACTAAACATTCACAGCCATTGGCATTTCTATTAAGAGAACTATTAAAATGGAGTTCTAAACAGAATTCATAATCATTTTTATTAAGTTCTTTTAAAACTTCGTTCATCTCAGGAACATAAGCCTTATTAGGTTTTCTTTCATAAACATCTATAATTTCTGGTATTTCTCCTTTTATTTTCTCTGCTATTCTTTTCCAGTATTTAAACTCACTCAATAAAATAGGTGAGTATGCTCCTCTACTTCTATCATTATGTCCTATGATTAGAGCTACCTTGTTCATTTATCCTCCTTATACTTAAAACTATATTCAATATAATTAATTCTAAAAAATGACCTTATAATAAGCTGATATAAGAGTTTTAATCCTTATAGCCTATTAAGAATATGTCTTTTAATTTAAAACATCTCTATTGCCATTTTATAGCTTCTATTTCTTCTGCTGATTTACAAGCTTCCAATTTGATTGAAATTGCTCCAAACTTTTCAAATGTTTCAGATTTTCTTTTTATAAATTCTGTTAGAACATTCATTAATTGAGAATATGTAAAAGTTTTTATGCTATTATCTACAAGTATCCAATTTCTTGTATCTGTTTCTGCAACTTCTCCTCTTTTTAACATATAGTCAACTTCCCAAAAATTATCCAAATCATCTTTTCTAACTTGGAAAGTATCCCCATTTACTGTGATATTCTCATAAAGTTTAGATGTTCTAATTTTCTTCAATTCTTCTCTTTTTAACTTTTTTAATTTATCTAAATCTGGAGAATATTTTATTTTTCCGTTTTCATAAACATAATCATCTATTGGGTGTATAAATTCAAAATTTTCAACTTCAATGGCTCCTTGCAATTCTCCAATTAAAGCATAGCTTATTATTCTTTTGTTTTTATCTATAACTATTTTCATTTATTCCTCTCCTAAAATATACATAATTTCTATATATCCACCTGGCACACCAAATATAATTTTATTAGAATCCTCCCATGTTGAATTGTTCGATATTATTTGTAACGAAAAATTAATATCTTCCAAATTATATATAACAGTATTTGAATATAGTATTTTGTTTATCTCGCTAAAAAATTCTTTAAGGATTGCATAATGCGAGATTATATTCCCAGAAGGATTTCTACTTATAATAAAAATTTTGTTATATTTTTTTAGTTCTCCCCAAGTAATTGTAAAACTTTTAGTAGTTCCTTTAAAAATTTCTTTTGAACTTACCCCACTTTTGATTTCAACTTCTTTACTACTGCTATCGCTCATAGTAATTTTTAATTTGTTGTTAGTATAAGATAAATTTTGTATTTCTTTTCCATCTCTACCAGCAATTGTTGGAACTGTAAAAACTGTATTTTTATTATCATCATAATTAACTGTTACTTTATCTCCTGTGGCTGTTATTGATGTTATTCCTGCTCCTCTATCTCCTTTTAATTTATCTCTATTGTCAGCAATATATTTTGCTACTGCAGTTGATAAATTACTTTTTAAACTATCTGATAAAGTTTGCAATTCAATTAATTTTTTAGATAATTCACTTTGGAAATCATTTAATTTAGAAGCTACCGAACTATTAACATCTGATAAAGCTTTCTCTTTTGTTGTCTTAATTAACTCCTCAACTTCTTTTTTTATTTTATTAATCATTTCTTGATACTTGCTATTCAAATCTCCAATTGGGAAAGCCTCTAATTTTTCATCAGCATTCATAACCCAAAATGTATTAGGTTCTAATTGCGTCAATATCTGTGTCATTTTTGAAGTATCGACTTTTACTCCTGTTGATTTTGCATACTTAATAATATTAGTTACATCTTCAACTAGGTCATTATATTTGCCAACTAATACTTTAAGTTCTGGGTACTCTTCTAAATACTTCCCAGCTTTCATATCTGATGTATAAATTACTTGATATTCATAAGCCTTAGTTTTTACATCTCCAGTAATATTTAGATATAAGTTATTGTTTTCTATGTTAGTTAAGTAATTTCCTTTTGGTATAGGTATAAAACTTGAATTTCTTTCTCTATACATAAATACTGCCTTAGATAAATCTATTCCATTTATTTCAAATTTATCTCCACCATCAGCAAGAAATTCTTTTATTATTTCTATTGTTTTACCTGTTTTAAAATCCATTTTATCTCCTTATAAAAATAAGGTAGGGTTTTACCCCTACCCTTAAAGGTTATGCTGTTGCTTTAAATGTAAATTTTGTTATAAACTTAGGTTCTATACAGATAGCACCAACATATTTTCTATTTTGTAAATGCCATCTAGCACCATCTGTTTCGTGGTATTCAGCGACCCCTTTTTCTGTTCCTTTCCAAGTAGCAAACCCACAAGTATTAGATGGTACTATATAAATAGTTCCTGATGGTACCATATCGTCATTTTTAGTAACTAAGAATTCTGCTCCCTTTATACGAGTAGGTCTTTCATTATCTCCCCATTCAATGCTTTCTTTAAAATCTGCATTTAAGAAATAATTTGATTGAACTAATAATTCCCAGTCTTTTAAATTGATTAAAACAGATACTCCTTTTTGCCCATCTGGTGTCATCTCTGCACTTGCGTGAGCAACTGCTATTTTCCCAACTAAGGCTCTGATAACTTTTTCATCATCTATACCTTTTGCTGTTCCAGAAGCAAAATCTTGTTTCTTTAATTCGCTATCTTTTGTTTTTATAGAATCCAAAATTTTCTCATCTGCTTTATGCTCTACTGCTATTGACATTGTTCTTTGTAGAGTTCCTTTTGCATCCAAGCTGGTTTTTTTGAATTGAATATCAGGTATTTTTTGTTGAGATGAAATATAATCACCATAAACTTTAAAAGGTTTTAAAGCTCCAGCATCCCCACCATTATTACCTGTATCTCCTTTGTATCCTTTGTCATCATCATTGTACATAGATGGTAATCCATCTTTTGCTGTTGATTCCTCTGCTCTGTAAAATGTGAAACTTTCTCCTGATGTTGCATCCCCTTTTTCACAGTACTTAACCAATCCAATTGGTTTTTGCACCGACATTGCTAATTTTGCTTGTGTTGCATACTTTTCTTGTAATACTTGATCTAATGGTTTTGCCATTGTTTACCTCCTTAAATTTCTCCTACTATTTGATTAAAATAATTTAATTCTTCTTGATTTTTTATTTTTCCACGAATTTCCTTTACCTTAGCTTTCACTGCTTCTTCATTTACTGATGAAGTTGATAAAAATTCATTGAATAACTCTACTCCTCTTTCACCACTAATAAGTGAATTTACTCTACTTTCTCTTTCTGTTTTTGCTCCTACATTTGCTCCTGGTGTTAAGTTTTTAACAAGTGCATTTACTACCTTAAAAGCAATAGGGTTTGTCATTATTTCTTCATAATATTTACCAAGATTGCTTTTATCTAATGCTTGTTTTAACTGTGTTCCAGTATGTCTATAACTTTGTTTTTCCTCTACTGTTAAAGAACTTTGTAACTCTTTCATAATACTGTCCATATCTTTTTGAGTATCTGCCAAATTTTCTTCCATCAAGAATTCAATCTGTGCTTGTGTAAAACCTTGTTCTTGATATTTCTTTGCATATTCTTCTAAGTAAGGTAGTGAACTTTCATCTATTCTCCCTTTGAACTTAGAAAAGTCATAACCAGCAATGTTATATTCTTCTGTAAACTGAATATCATCTACTGAAAAAAGTTTCTTTTCTTCCACTTTTTCCCCAGTACCATCATCATTTGTACTGTCATCTGGTGGTAAATTTTGGTTTAAATCATCTGGTGGTGTCCTTTCTCCATTACCTCCTGGTGTGTTCTCCAATACTTCATTTTCCATTATTTAACCTCTCTTTCTTCATTAACTTTTAAGTCTGTCATTAATTTCATTATTAAATTTCTTCGCTCTGGATATGCTCCAGATAACAGATAAATACTCTCTCTATTTCTTTCATCTTCAAGTAAGCACTCTTCTAGTAATTTATATAAATCATTATTTCCAGCAAATTTATTTAAAAGTATTTGATATTCTGTTCTATGCTCCATTAAATACCCCCATACTTTCTTTTATTTCATCTCCTATTCCTACATCCTGCCTTTTGCCTATTCCTTCTTGTATCATAGCCATTTGTTGCATTTGTTCTAGTTGTTGCTGTTGTGCTATTAGTTGTTTTATTTCTTCTTTGCTATTTAATACATCAAGTGGTACTCTCATCTTTTTACTTGCCCAGTCTATCAATTCGTCAATCTTAAAGATAAATTTTCTCTGTTCTTCTGGGACCACTTGTGATAAAGCCATATAAAAATTAATTATATTTATAACCTCATCACTACCAGCATTACGAGTAAGCTCATTGATATATTGAATCTGAGAAATGTTTATATAGCTTTCATTTTCTGTTGTATTAAGCAAACCTTTACTGTCCATTATGTAATAAGCATTCATAAAAGTAGGCTCTAATAACTCTGTGTTTATAAGTTCGTAAGTTCCTGAGAACTCTTTTCTAAACATTTCGTGTCTTAAACTCATCTCAGTAGCAGAACGATTTTTAGTATCTGTTACATCTCCAAGAGGTTGAGCCATAAATATTTCCCTTATTTCTTGCTTTACTTGTTCTATGTCCTTTTCAACTGGCAATAGATTAGTCCCTACATTTATCGGGTCAACTCCATATTTATCACCACCAATTCCACTTCCAGCATAGTTTTTAGCACCAGCTTTAAGACTAACTTTGTTTATAAGGTCCATACTTCCGTAAAAATTTAATGGGGGACTTACTATCTTATCTGCGTGCTTCTTTCTTTTTTCTTTTAACTCTTTTAATTCCTTAAATAAATCTAAGTTTTCTAAACCTATACCAATTCCCCAAGGATTAGAACTATTTATCTTCCATCTAAACACTGTATAAGGGTTATAGTTTAGCTCTCCCTCGAATAACATTTCTTCAAAAGCTTCTGTAAAAAGCCCGTGATAATATTTGTATGTGCTGGTATCTTCGTTAAAAACTCCAATAACACACTCTATAATATTTATTTTTTCGTCTAACTTTTCATCGCTAAGCCCCTTTGGAGTTGTAATGGGTAAATGCCCAAATAAGTCATTTATGTCGTTTAAATTTTTCTCTACATAAATTTTAAAAATGATGTTAGGCTTTCCCAAGTTATCCTCTAAAATATAGATATTATCTAAGTTTTGGTAAGCATAAGTAAAACATTTAGTATTATCTTTTAACTCTATAATCTTTCTTATACCTGTCCCAACTTTTATACAATCTAGTAAAGACTTTGATGTTTCTGTATAGTAGTTAGTATTATCATTTGTGAAATAAACTGTATCTGAATTATTTTCCAGTACTTTATTTATTTCGTCGCTTTGTGATTCTGCAATTTCTCCATCTGTGTTAGTAAGCTGTTTTAATGCTTCTTGATTTACTTTTACAGTTGCCCATCTTCCAGATTTTGAAAATATAGATGACATTATAAAATTACATAAGAAATTTTGGCTTTTTAGTATTACACTTTCAACGCCTCTTTTACTTTGTTTCTCTACTGTTCCACTATCTTTAATACTAAAATTTACATCTGTATATTCGTATACTTCGTTGTATAATCCTCTTATATCTTCTTTGTAGTTTTTAGCATTATCAAAATAATATTCTAGTTTCTCTCTTGTTATTCCCAGTATCATAAAATCACCCTATAACTTCCTTTTAAATGCTTTTTTAAGCTTGTCTATATCATTATCTTTGTTATCTGTTATATCTGCATTAACTGCATTAGAATAATCAACAGTAGTAGTCTTTTTATTATTCATATTATTTAAAAGCCCATTTGTAATACTTGCACTATCTTGAACTACTTGCCTTTTAAAATTATCCTCTGCTTTTGCTCTTTCTTCTGCTTCTCTTAATAATTTAGTTTGCTCATCTCTTGCTCTCTGTGCTTCTGCTGCTGCTCTATCAGCTTCTTCTTTTCTTCTTTTTGTTTCTTCTTCTATTTGTTGTCTATATAAATCAGCTTGTTTGTCAGCTTCTTTTTTTTGCTCTTCTAGCAATCTTTCTTGATTTCTTTCAGCATCTGATTTACCTATAAGACCACCAGTTAAGTTTCCAGTCAGTCTGCTTATACCTTTTCTTATACCTTTAAAAGCTTTACCAAATCCCATTCATAACCTCCTAATCTTCATAACTTCCCCAATCTAAGTCTTTTATATTTTTTTCATAAATTTCTAAAAACATTCGCATACAATAATATTCAACCGCGTCACAAGTATTGCTTGCTGCAAGACCTCTGCCGTGGACGGGTACTCTTAGATTTTCCCCAGTAGAGTTATCTATTTTCCACTCGTACGCTTTCATAAGTCTTACCATATCTCTAACACTTGCACAGTCTAAGAACTTAATTTTATGTTGTTCTATACTATGTCTTGTTATCTCAATAGTCTTATTAACTTCGTATGCTCTCAGCACTCTAACATTTTTAAAATGCTTGTTGTATGCTTCTCTTCTGCTTGTTAAATAGTCAATAGCGTCTTGTCTATTTCTAGCGTCGTGAGGGAGTATAATCTCTACATCTTTGATATTATGTTCTTTCATAAATGCTTTTATGTATTCTATATAATGTATCGTCGCTTTATCTGTACTAGCATAATGATGTATTATAGTGTTATCTATCGTGAATACTAACGCTGTACTGTCGTTTATTCCTAAATCTTCACTGACATATAGCTTTTTGTTAGCTGTGTTTAAATCTTTTGCCCACTCAGCTTTTAAAAGACTTGCTGCATAAATAGCATTCTCATTTGCCACATCAATATCACAAAGTATGTCTTGTTTAAACTTGCTTTCACTCATTAAACTTTTAACATTTTCTAGTTTCTCGTCTGTATAAACTCTTGTTCCATCTACTTCAACTGCTCTACTATCCAAAGCATTTAATACATCAATAAACCATTTTTGTGGCTTTTCTTCTATCATCTTATTAAATTCGCTACCAAAACGGGGAGTGCTTACAAGTATGATTTTACCTTTAATATTGACTACTGACGGTATTAAATACATCATAATGTCTTTATTTTGTATTAATGCCATTTCACTAATAACTAATAAATCTAAGTTTCCTCCAACTTTATTGTTAGCGTCTTGTGAGCCAACAAAATAAATTTTAGAGCCGTTTTTGAATCTAATTGTGTTATCTGAATGATAGAGTTTATCAGACTTTAAAGGTAAATCTAAAACATTTCTGTCTATAATTTCATCTATCATCTTTTTTTTACTGTTACTATATCCGTCAAGTATCATCATTTTGCCTTGTTTCATTGTTGGAAATACATAATAAACAACGCTATTAGAAACATCTATACATCTTTTACAAGCAAGATACAAAGCAAGTAAATCTTTCCCCATTCTTCTGCACCAGCAAAGCAAGAAATAATCATACTTATCATATAAATCTATAATGTCTTGTTGATAACTTCTAGCTTTAAAAATAAGAGCATTACTTTTATTCTTTTTTCTGTCTTGCAATTCTTTTTCTATCAAATCAATTAGTACTTTCATCTGTATCACTCTCTAATGATTTCATAAAGTCTAAAACTTTCATTATTTTTTCATCTGTTAGCTTTTGTATTCTTTCAGTAAAATCTATCAGCAGATCATTTTTAAATTTATTTTTTTCTAGTTCTAATCTTTCAAGTCTTTCAATTCTATCTAATTCAAAAATCTTTTGTTCTGTTTCTTCATTCATTTTAATTAATTTTTGTGTATCTTTAGTTATGCATTCTGCAAGATTTAAAGTATATTCTATTTTTTCTTTTGCTATATTATTAAGATTTAATCTATCTTTCTTATTCTTTGTTATTTCTTCTCTATATTGCTCTCTAAAAGATTTTAAATAATTTAACTGATTAACTTGTAAATTTTCTTTACTGCTCAATCTTTTAATGCTGCTTATATGTGTTCGAGTTTGTTCACTAGCTTCTTTTATAGTTGCTCCACACTCAATTAAAACTTTTGCTTTCTCTTTTCTTTTCTTTTTGTCGCTTGTCGTTGTCGTTTTAATGTCGTTGTCGTTTGTCGTACTATTAAAATCTTTTCTATATCTTTCTACTGTTCTTATACTTATGTTTAATGCTGCTGCTATCTCTTTATTATCTTTCTTTTCTATTATTAACTTATAAACTTCTTGTCTTGTACTCACATCTTCCAGCACCTCCAAGCCGAAAAAACAAAAAATGGGATACATAAAAAGTTAATTTATATTTCTATAAACTTTCTTCTTATATATCCCATCTACTTTAATTAATTTTGATTGTAAGATATTATTTTATTTAATTTTTAAAAAATTTTTATACTTTTTTTCATTGATATTATTGGACTTTTTGAGTTCTACAAAAATATTTTAAAAAAAGTATTGACATACTCGTTCAAGTATGATATCGTTAAGGTGTCAAAGGGAAATGCACTAACACTTCCCTAGAAAACTAAGAGTGATTTAATCTTAGCTTCGACTACTTAGATTATATCATTTCTTAATAAAAAAATCAAGGAGTGATGAAAAATGAAAAAAACAAGAAGAGAAATTTTAAAAGCATTACAAAATAAGGAAATAAAAATAATATGTACTCACTTAGATAGTGGATACTGTGCTCAAGTTAAAGTACCCTTTATTGTAAAAGGAGAGTATAGAGAACATTTAATCAGAATGTATAATCAAAACAATAAAATGTTTAGAATACAAAGCGATAATAAATTTAGTTGTCTATATGATGACTATGTGATTGAGGGGTAAAAAGCCCCTCACAAATATAAGGAGGGAATTATGGAAGAAAAAAGAAAAGGGTATAAAACCCAGAAGCAACAAAATGAAGCTAATAAAAGATATAGAACAACAGAAGAAGGAAAAGAAAAAACTAAGCACTCAACTTATAAAAGCCGTGCGAAAGTTTTTATAAATGAAATGGCAACACTCGAAGAATTAGAAGAACTTGAAAATTTAATAAAAAATAAAAAACTAGGAGGAATTAAAATGAAAAAAAGTCTTAAAGAAATAGGAAAAGAAATATCTGAATATGTGATTGTATTTGAAGAAGAATTTGAAATGACAAGCTTGGATGAACGTAGCACATTAGTATCTAATGTTTTAGGTTATATTAAAAAAGAAGAAATAGAAATGTTAAAAAAAGAATTTATCAAAGATGATTTTTTTGATAGAAATAAAAAAACATATTATGCTTTAAGTTTTAACAAATTTGATGTTTTAGATGAAGATGAAGAAGAAATAGAATATAGAGATGTAGTAGATAAAGTTATTGGAAAAAATTTTATCTATCAAAAAGCTAAAAAAGGTCAATTCTACGAAGTCGAAAGTTACATAGAAGAAAATCGAGAATATTTAGATGATGATAATTTTTTTGAAGCTTTAGAATACTTAGAACCTAGAATTAAAAATTTTAAATAACAAAAATAAAAAGATGAGTTTTTAAAGCTCATCTTTTTTTATATCTTCAGTTTCTTCAAGAATTTTTTTTATTTCCTCATTTTCATATCTTCTATTTTTGGAAAATATAACTATTCTGTTATCTTTAACCTTGATACGATATTCTCCATCTCCTAGCTTGTGTATAAGTTTTGGGATATGTCTAATTCTTACTAATGCCATTTACTGAAACTCCTTAATTTATAATCTTTTTAACTTCTTCTAAGCTCTTAACAACATAATATTCAGCCCCTTGTTCTTTCATCTTTTGCTCCATTATTTTTTGTTCAGCCGATTGTCTCCCTATTGGCGTTTTTATTTCAAGTCCTATTGTTCTACCTTTTGTGAAAACTATTATATCAGGAAATCCCTTTTTCTGTCCTTTTGAAAGGCTTCTAAATTTCTTGCCTACTGGGTCATAAATTGCTGTATTATTAGTTCTTTGAAACCACAATTTATTTTGCTTTTCCAGTATTGTTAAATAATCAATTATTACTCTTTGATAATCTGTTTCTTTCATCTCATCACTTCCAAATCAGCATTGCTATTAAAAGGGCTTCTAAAACTATAACAAAACTTAAAAAAATATTGGAATCACTCACAATTTTATTTTTTTGTCTTTCTTGATGACAACTTTCATTCCAACTTAAAGCGTGATTTCTATAATATTCTTTTTCTTTTTCAGCTTCCTCTCTTTTTTCTCCAGCTTCCTTAGCTTGTGTTATATAAAATATTCTTTCAGCTTCCAGCTTCTCAAATTTGTCCTTTAGATTTGCTTTTTCTTTGTTTTTGGCTAGTAAATTATTATTTAAAATTTCAATTTCTTCTTTTAAACTCTCAATCTCTTTGATATAAGCCTTGTTATCTTGCTTCTTATGTCTTAGATTTTTGATTAGATTTAAAAGATATTCCTCACATTCCTCCTTGCTGTTTAGCTTAGCAGCATTAAAAGTAACTCCTGCTTCTTTATTAGCTTTTGTTATAAAGCCTCTGTAATAATCTCTCATTGTCATTTTTTTATTTACCATTTGTTCCTCCTATATTTTTAATTTTTATACTTCAAAAAATGTTTGATTTTTCTTATAGTACTCATATTTCATAACTCCAAGTTGCCCTTGTCTATTTTTCAATATTTGTACTTTCATAAGTTCTTTATATTCAGCTGTTGTTGGCTCTGTTGTTAGCCCTAAAATAGTTGAAGCATCTTGTTCTATTTGCCCACTTTCTCTAAAATCTGCAAGGTAAATATCTTTATCAGCTCTTTTTTCAATTTCCCTTGATAATTGAGAAAGTGCAATTACTGCTATATCATAGTCTTTTGCTATTTGTTTTAATCTTATAGATACATCTGTTATCTGCTCATATCTACTTGATTTACTAGATTTTACCAACTGCAAATAATCTACAACTATATAATCAAGCCCGTTTATTTCCTTTTCATTCTTGATATACTCCTCTAATTCATCAATTTTAAAGTTGCCATCATAGAGAATTAAGTTGCTTTTTCTTAGTAATTTCTTGAATAGAACATTTACTAATTCTTTTTCATCTGCTGTTAGCTCCTTAAATTTTTCTTTGTTTGTTAATTTATCCAGTTCTATCCTAGTTTGATTACTAATAATTCTTTGAACTATTTGTTTTAGTGGCATTTCCAAACTAAAAAATAATCCTCTTGAAAATTGTGCCATCATAAGTGCTATGTATAAAGCGAATGCAGATTTACCAACTCCTGGTCTTGCTCCTATAATGTGTAAATCTCTTTTTGTGAATTTTAGGTATTTATCAAGTCTAAATTTACCAGTTTTGACTACTTCGTTTTCTTCTAAACTCTCATAAAACAAACTTTCAAGGTCTTTGATATCAGCTACTTTAATGCTTTTATCATTTTCTTTCACAACTTCCGAATGTAATTCATTTATTTTCTCTTTTATCAATTCATTTGGAGTGTTAGAAAGTTCTATAATGCAGTTTTTATAGTATCTGTTTTCAAGGACTCTTGTATACTTGTCTATGTTTTCTTCCAATACTACAACTGGTAATTCAAAAGCTTCTACTAAAAAACTTTTATACTCTTTTTCTTCCAGTAAGCTGTCAACTGATAGATTTTTCATTTCATAAGTCTTATATTTTTTTATGAAATTTTGAACTAAGTTAGAAAAATATTTAGTTGGAATATTTTTTATTTTGTTTTTACAATCTACATCATTTGCAAGATATAGCATTGATATTAAAGCCTTTTCTTCATAGCATATAGTGTCAATTTTCATTTATACCAGCTCCTTATATGCTTCTTTTGGCTTAGTATAATGACAGGTCTTTTCTTCCTGCTGGACTTCTTTTAACTCCCAATCATCTTTTAAAGCCTTGAATAAATAGCCATCAGCTTTATTATGTTTATTGCAAAACTCTACGACAAATTTAATACGCTCAATAGGTTTATTAAGTTTTATAATGTCATATACTTTTATTTTTCTTACTCCTAACAACATTTTTATTTCTTGTTGTAATGCTCCATTAGAATTAACAACAACTTTTTCTTCTTGGTCACTTATTATATTATTATTATTATTTATATTAGTTGTTATCTCTTTCTCTTTCTCTTTCTCTACGCTACATTCTTGTTTCACTTCTATTACATCTTGTTTCTTTGTGATTACATTGTTGTTACATTGTAACGCTTTCTTTTTCTCTCTATGTTCTCTAACCCTGATAGCACTAGCTGTTTCACTTCCTGTTACTGCTAAAACTTCTGGTAAAAAATATTCTTCATTTGAAATTGTTTCTATAAGATTATTTTTTTCTAAATACATTAATGTTACTTTTACATTTTCTACATCTTCATCTAATTCAAGAGCCATTTCAGAAGCAAAATCATCTTCTACATTTTCAAAAACTAATTTACCATCATTTTTCATTGCCAATAATTGTAATTTTAAATAGATGATAGTATATGTATCTCCACCTGCTATCTTTCTTAGTTTTTTTATAACTCTTTGTTCAAAAAAATCTTCTTTAAGTTTTAACCAATAATACCTTTTAGACATTTACATTACCTCCTGTATATTTGGAGAGCCTTGGTAGTTCTCCTTTTATTAATTCAATTAGTAGAGCCTATATAGAGCCTACCAAAGCGACATATAGACCCCACTAATTCAAGTAATAAATTTACTAGATACTTACTAGAAAGTTACTAGATATTTTTTAACTTCTCTTGAAAAAATCTTAATAATTTCATTGATATATATAGAAAAAATTAATATTTATCTTGAAAAGCCTTAAAAAAATTTTGAAAGTTTTACATCAAACATCTTTACCAGCTACCTAGAATTATCCACAGATTAGGTCTTGCCTTTTCTGTGTTAGGTAAAGATGTAAGATGGTCGGTTTTGACATCATAAAACTGCGAACGACAAAATATATAGTTGTAAATTGACGGACTTACAACGGTACGGCTAGCTTTAAAATTCAGACGTGGTCCTATAAAATCTACTAGCTTGTTTACACCCTAGAATGTTTTTTAAATGCTGTTTTAAGCTCAGAAAACAGAAGAAAACATATAGACACAATATTTTACGAACTTGTATCGGCACGGCTAGGTCAAAAATATTTAAAAATACGACTAGCATTTTTACTCCAAAACTCTATTGTCTTGGCGTTGTAAGATTAGTTCTTACACGCATAGCCACAAGAAAAACATCTTTCAGATTTTGGGAGGAGATAGAAAAACTTATGGCTATGTGTCTAAGGACTAGCCTTAGATTTTATCCAAAAACTTTTGCAAGTTCTTTTAATTCTGACATTGTTTCATCTTTTTCTTCTTTATTTAAAAGAATTTTAATTGCTTCAATTGCATAAGTTTTTAAAACTTCCACTTCAATTTCTGCTGGTAACCCAACTTCTGATAAAGAATTTTTAAATTTTTTCAAATCTTCAAAGTAATTTTTCATTTTTATTCTCCTTTCTTTTTTATTTGTAATTCATAACCTAATACATCAAGAATTTTGCAAATTCTATCAATTTTTGTATCTTTTCCATTTTCTAAATTTTTTATAAAAATTGTTAAATTTTGTTTTTTAATCCCTAAAATTTTTGCAAATTCTACTTTTGTTTTATAATTTATCCGAATTTCTTTATTAATTAATTCAGCTAATTTTACTTTATCCATTTTCACTCCTTTAATTTGTAACTATATAAGATTACTTTATAAATAAAAAAATATAGAACTCACTTTCCTATATTGTAATCATATTTAATTACTTTGTCAAGAAAAAAATAAAAGAGAGAATAAATCTCTCTTAATTTCTTTAATTATGTTTTAAATAATAATCTATCGCAGAAGAGAAACCATCTAATTTTACTTTTACTAAACTTGTTGATTCAAAATAAGGAACTACAATTTCCATCTCTTTACTTTTTTTCATCAAATTAATTATTTCATCTGTTAGTTTTACAGTACATTCTGTATTACCATAATAAACTTTTCCTGTAACTTCATCTTCATATGAGCTTAATTCCGTTGAAGTTAAACATTTTGCAGTTACTATTTTCTTTTTATCAAACCTAATTTTTACTTTTTTTATACTGTCAAATCTAGTTTCTACTTCTATAATTTTTGATTGAGCATAAATATTCATAATCAAATCATTATTTTGGTTTTTATACACAATATTAGAAAACTTAGGGACATCCTCCATTTTTATTTCTCTCTTAGTTCCTTTTACATACATATATTCAAAGTATGGTATTTTTATTCCAGTTGGTTCTTCCCACTCGTCTATTACTTCATAAAGTTCCCATCTATTTGTTTCTTTTATATTATCTCCTAACATAGAAAATGCCAAAGAATAAATATTAAAAAAAATTGTAATCAATATCAAAAATCTTTTTAAAATCTTCATTAATATCCCACCTTGCAAGGTGTATACCCTCTTTTTATCGCTTCTGATTTTTCAATAGCTATAATCTTTTTAGCTTTTTTTAATCCTTTGCAATTTTTAGTTGGATGATACCTTTTGCCTGTTGGTGTAATATAAACTATCTCTGCTAAAACTCCCATTGACAAAATTAAAAATAAAATAGCAATAAATTTCTTCATAAAAATCCCCTCCATTTATTTATAAATATTTATTTGAAATAACTTGTATAACTCTTCCCTCAATCTTCAAATATACTTGCATATCCTTAGTTATTAAAATATCCTCATATTCTGGGTTATCACTTTTTAACATAACAATTTTGCTTTTAGCATCCATAACCATTCTTTTTATAAAACTTTCGTCATTATAAGTTACAACATAAATTTTATTTTTTACATAATCTATATTATCTGGGTCAACTAAAGCATAATCTCCATCTTCTAAGGTCGGCTCCATACTATTACCGTTTATTTCAACTAAGAAACTTCTATCAGAAAAATTACCTTTTTTAATTGGGAAATAATAAATTTCTTGGTCTAAATTTATATATCCATTCCCAGCAGAAGCCTTACCATAGACGGGTAGGATAACAGTATTTACTTTCTGTTTTTCCATATTAAAAGTGCTACCTTTTAAACTTTCTGGCATAATTTCGTCTAAATAAGCTTTTTCAAGTTGCTTTTTATATAACGGATATGCCTTTATAATCTTTTCTAATAAATTCTTATTTATGGGGACAGTTCCTTTTTCAAGCCTATCAATATAAGTAAACACTATATCAGTTTTTTCTGATAATTTTCTTAAACTATCTCCATTTTTTATTCTAATTTCTTTCAATGTTTGTCCAAAATTCATAAATTTTCCCCCTGTTTTCAATTATTTTATAATATTTTTTAAAAAAAGTAAAATTTTTTCTTGACAAAGTAATTAAATATGATTACAATATAACTATAAAAGATTTTTATTAAAAAAGTCAAAAAAATTTTTTTAGATATTAAGTAACTATATATGATAACAATAAGGAGAGATAAAATGAAAAACTTCACACTAGAATTTAGTAATCATGAATGGGTAATGTACACAGAAGCAGATAACTTATATGGAAATCAAATAGATAACTATTTCAAACTTCCAGACCTAGCAAAATTAGAAGATGAATATACTTCTATAAATGCTTACTGGGATAACACAGAAGAACAGGGGTATATAGATGTAGAAATAACAGCTGTCCATTCTGATAGCACTTATCCTTTCAAAACTAAATACTATGATTTTTCTAAGTTTATTGAAGCATTAAACAATTTAGAAAATGAAATAGAAATAGATAAACTTAATGTTAATGATTGGGAATATGAGAAAGAGGATCCATACGGAAGTCGTGGATTAAGTATAAGAGATTTTATATAGGAGGAGAAAATGAAAGATTTATATTTTAAAAGTGAAGAAACAAAATTAATATTTGGACTTGTGGAACTTGAAGGGAAGATACAACTTGATTTTTTAGGAGTGGACTTAGGACATTATCAAGATAAAAACACTGCTAAAAGCTGGTATAAATTTATGAAAGAAAAAATTGAAAATAGCGAACATCCTATGAAAGATGTAGCTATAGCAAATTTAGAAAAATTATATAAAGGAATGAAATAGGAGGAGAAAATGTTAGAAAAAAAAATTAAAAATAAAATAATGGAAATAATGAAATTAAGTTTAGAAAAAAGTAATGAAGATAAAAATACAGTTTTTGTTAAATTTTCAGGACATTCAGAATGCTTGGAAATAGATATATATATAAAAGGTTGGAAACCTAATAGAAATGCAGATTTTAATAAAATTTGGTTTTTATGTAATCATTCAACTGAAGAAAATATACAAACATTAGATGAAATTATTGAAAAATTAGAGAAATTAAATAAATAGGAGGAATAAAAATGCTGCACTGGAAAACATTTATAAAACATTGGAGAGATAAAGAGTTACAAGGACTAACAATAGTTGAAGCAGTTGAAAAGATTTTAGAAATGGAGGGAGAAAATGGAGTTTAAAAAAGCAAGTTTTAAGGAAATAGTGAAGCACAAAATAAAATGGATAGTTAAAATTTTGAATTATCCATTTAAGAAATTAGAAGAATTGATGTAGGAGGAAAAGATGATTTTAAATTTTAGAACATTAAAAGCAAGTGAAATAGATGTAAAGCCACAAACAGTAAAGGAAAATGGATTTAGTTTATTATTATACAAAAATGCTAGGGTTGATATGGATGTCCTAGATGAAACAGTAGGACCACTTAACTGGCAAAGAAAACACAGTAGAGAAAATGCAAATTGCATTGTATCTATATATGATGAAGATAAAAAAATATGGGTAGAAAAAGAAGATACAGGAACTGAAAGTTTCACAGAAAAAGAAAAAGGACTTGCCTCAGATAGTTTCAAGAGAGCTTGTTTCAACTGGGGGATAGGTAGAGAACTTTATACATCACCTTTTATTTGGATAAGTGATAGTAAATATATCAAAAAAAATAAAGAGGGAAAATTATCATTAACAGATAAATTTTCAGTTAAAGAAATAACTGTTGTAGATAAAATTATTACTGAACTTGAAATAATAGATAGTAAAGGAACTGTTGTATTTTCTACTAAACCTAAAAAAACAACTAAGAAAGAACAAGACAAAGCACAGGAATATTTGAACAGTAGAGCTGGAATGATAGAAAAACTAACTGAATATGTTACAGGAGAAAAACTTGAAAAAACTCTAAAACATTTTGGAGTAGAAGCATTTTGGCAAATGACAGATGAACAATTAAAAGAAGCTTGTCAAAAAATATTTAAGAAATAGGAGGATATAATGGCAAAATTTTATGATGTAGTTAATGACTATATAGAAAGAATGGAATATTTAGAACAAGGTATCAATTCAGAAACAGGAGAAATGACAGATAATTCAAATCAGTTAGCAATATGGACTGATGAACTTACAAAAGATTTAAAAGATAAATCTGCTAATGTAATTGCAGTTGTCAGAAATCAAGAGCTTACTATTGAGGCTCTTGATACTGAGATAGAAAGATTAAAAGCTATGAAAGATAGCATTGAAAAGAAATTAGATAAGTTTAAATGCTATATAAAAAGTGCAATGGTTGTTAATGGTATAGAAAAGATTGAAACTCCAATAGGTAATATTAAATTTACTAAGTCAACAGCAGTTGAAATCTATGACGAAAAGTTAATAGATAAGAAATTTATTAAGATTGAAACAAAAGAAAAAATTTCAAAAACTGATATAAAAAATGCTCTAAAAGCTGGAGAAGAAGTTCAAGGTGCTAGATTAGTTGAAAATAAAAATTTAAAAATAGGATAGGAGGATAAAATGAGAAAAATAATTCAATTAAATGTAACTTTACCATATTACGAATTAATGTTTTCTATTGAAAAAGGAACAAGCCAAATGGATTCTATGAACATAAAATATGGAGAAAAAGTAAAAGAAATCAAAGAAAATATAAATATTGATGGAAATTATGATTATACAGTTGTAATGGCAACAGGTGAAAATATAGTATTTAAAAGTTCACAACCTGGATTAATACTTATTTATGGAAGAGAAGAATAGGAGTAAATAAAATGGAGAAATTAGGATACACAAGGCAAACACAAAAACTTATATACTGGTTGCTTGATGACTTTGCTAACTTTTGGCAAGGGAATGAAGCAGGAGCAAGACCATCATTTATAGAACTAGCTTACACAAAAGAAGTAATGAAAGCTAAATTTGTAAAAGTCTATGATGGATTTGATACTGTTAAAAATGCTCAAGCATTCCTAATTTCTTCTTTAATGAACAAGGATAATCTAACAGTAGATGAATTGACTAACAATATTATAAAGGCATTACAGGGCCTAGCAATTCAAAATGGTGGGTTTAGTTTATCACTTAATTCACTAGCACAAAAACAAGCCAATGATTTTGTTAAGTGGCTATTTGAAATGGCTATTTACTGGGAAATACCTTTAAGACAAGAAATAAGAGATTTGTTTGCTGAGGATTATCAAGATACTTTTATCTGGGTAACATTAAAGAAAAAGATTTGTTGTATATGTGGCAGACCTGGAGAGTTACAACATTTTGATAGAGTTGGAAGCTCAGGCTATAAAAGTGATACAGGGCTAAATTATCGTGTTATGTGTTTGTGTAGAGAGCATCACGATGAAGCTGATAACTGTATCAGTAGGATTGATTTTATGAAGAAATATCATCTTGCTGGGATATATCTAAACCCTGAACAAGTGAAAGAATTGAAAGGTATATATAAAGGACACTTTCAAGCATTTAAGGAGGAAGAATGAATTCTATTAGAGCGTTATTTTCAAGTAGACAAACAGAATTGATTAATTTAAAAAACATCGAAGGAGCAGTAATAAGAGAAAAAGAAATCATAATTGTAGGAGTAACTGGGAGAGAATATTATTATTCAGATGACCCTAAAATGAGAAATTACATAATAAATTTTAGCGAAGTGGAACAAATTCTTTTAAATTTTTTTAAGGAATAACGACTATTTCTATTTTGGAAACAGTCGGAAAATACAGAGGTTAATATGAGTAAAGATATGGAGATATTTTATAAAAAAGCTTTAAAGAAAATATTAAGCTTTAAGGCTAGTGAATTGAGTACAGTGGAATTTGAACAGGTAAAAAGAAACACTGATAAACTACCAGTTTATAGATTTGTGAGGAGGATTAAATGAATTTATTAAAAGAAACATTAGAAATACTAGAAAAGAACAATAAAACATTTGATGATATTGAACATATTGTAATTATAAATGAATATGATTCAGAAAAAAATTGTGTTATACCAAAAGAAGATTATTTGAGAATAGCAGAAATAACTGATTATTATAATGGCTATGGAGGAGCAGAAATAGATATGGGATTAATGTTATTGGGCAAAGATTTTAGACTTGTTAGAAGCGAATATGATGGGGCAGAATGGTTTGATTTTATAAACTACAATATAGAATTGCCTAAAAAAATAAATAATAATCCTGAAATATGTAATTATTGGTATAAAAAAACATTTGAAGAAAATTAATAGGAGGAAGTAATGGAAAAAGAAAAGGTATTAGAGATAGAAACTCAAGAAGTTTTTGATAAAATAGCAATAAGAATTAAATATCAAAATTTTGAAGTATTAAAAAGAGGAAAGTTTAAAGATGAAGAAATAATAGTGGAGAGTGCTTGTGCACCAGATTATATTAATCTTAATAATAAGTTATATATACAAGGCGAAGTAGAAAGCGGAGATAATAGAGTATTTTTGGTTGATAAAGAAGATTTAAAAAATATATTAGAAAAAGTAAATAAAATAAACGAAAAATATGGAATACCTAAGAGATGGAGAGCAGAAAAAAACAATCGTTACTATACAATTTTTGGAGAAAATATTGAAAAAAAATCACTCGCAGATAATAAATTTTATAACTTAGGAAACTACTTTAAAACTAAAGAAGAAGCACAAAAAGTAAAAGAAGAATTAGATAAATTCTGGGCTAAGGTAAGAGCGGGAGAGATTAGAGGAGATGAATGATGTTTTTAATAATGCTTTTAGTTTTAATTTTAATGTTAATGGATGAATAAAAAGGAGCAAAAAAATGACTTTTGAACAAGCAATAGAAGAAATTAAAAAAGGTAATAAAGTTAAACATGAGAATTGGAGAAATATGATAGTTGAAGGGTTTTCTGAAAATTATATTGATTTAAGAAATGAAGAAGGGTGGTTGCACTACTATACTATTACAGAATTTACAACAGCTTTTGGAAATTTAAAGATTGGATGGAAGAAATAGCTTGGAGGTTGAAAATGTGGAAGTGTAAAGAATGTGGAGAAAAAATTCTAGGGTACTATACGGGGCTTGTTGATATTGATAAAAATGGTTGTGCAATAGATGGAACTCAAGAAGAGGAAGAAGTTGTAAGATACTCTTGCGATTGTTGTAGAATTATAAAATTTGGGAATATAAAAGAGCTTGAAAAAGTAGCTGATTGGGAGGAAGAAGATGAGAGAGATTAAATTTAGAGCTTGGCTTAAAGAAAAAAAAGAAATGATTGATAATGCAAGACCAGATTTTTTTTGTAGACAACTTCATTATTTACGTGGTAATAGTGCAGGAGGGCAAGATGTATTAGGCGTTAGTACTGAAGATATAGAACTTATGCAATATATTGGGCTAAAAGATAAAAATAATAAAGAAATTTATGAGGGAGATATTGTAAAACTTAGAGCTAATCACGGAATTGGAGTAATTAAATATTCTGATGAATGGGGAGCTTTTATTGTTGAATATATTAAACCTAGACCATTAGCAGTATTGGGAATGAATTACTATAAAGAAGATATAGAAGTATTAGGAAATATTTATCAAAACCCAGAATTATTAGGAGAATAAGAATGAAAAAAATTCTTGATGTATGCTGTGGTAGTAAGATGTTTTGGTTTCAGAAAAACAGAGATGACACAGTGTATATGGATAATAGAGAACTCGAAGATGTATTATGTGATGGGAGAAAATTAATAATAAAGCCTGATATAATAGGAGATTTTAGAAATATACCTTTTTCAGATAACGGTTTTAAGTTAGTAGTCTTTGACCCTCCACATTTACAGAGAGTTGGAGAGAAAAGTTGGTTGGCTAAAAAGTATGGCCATCTAGGTAATAACTGGAAAGAGGATATAAAACAAGGTTTTAAAGAATGTTTTAGAGTGTTGGAAGTTAATGGAATATTAGTTTTTAAATGGAATGAAGAACAAATAAAATTATCAGAAATATTAAAACTAACTGATGTTAAACCTCTTTTTGGAAATAAGAGAGCTAAGACACATTGGTTGGTATTTATAAAGGAGTGAATAGTTATGATTAGGAAATATAGAAAAATAACTTTAATAGAAGCAATGCAATACACAGAAAATAACACAAGAGAAATTTTGGAATGGATTAATGAAAATAATAAGTATGAAAATAAGAATAAAGATATTGATTTTTTGATAGAAGAAATTGAAAGTTTTAAAAGGTTTGATTTAGAAGTTTATGGAAAAACATTAGTAACTGTTGAGCTTGGAGATTATGTTGTCAAGGGACAAGATGGAGAATTTTACAAAGTAAAAAAAGATGTTTTTGAATCAACTTATGAGGAAGTGAGATAATGGAATTTAAAGAAATTGTTTTATTGATACTGATTACACCGTTATTGATAGCATTTTTATGTACGTTTATTATTACTTTTTTACAGTTTATACAACTTATCAAAGATGTTATGCATAATATAAAGATTATTATAAGAAATATGATGAAAAAATAAGGAAGTGAGATAATGGAATTTAAAAGACCCGAAACTTTTGAAGATATATTAAAATTACAAAAGCATTTAGATGAAAGTATACATAGTTCCAGAGAAAGAACAGAAGAAGATATAAAAACTTCTATGATAGCAGAGTTGATAGAGTTTAACGAAGAAACAAAAGATAGTCATAAAACTTGGAAAACTAAACCTTATAACAAAGCTAAGGAACTTGAAGAATTAACAGATGTTTACTTCTTCTTTGCACAACTTGTTAATCATAGATTTGATAAATATGAAAAAATAGCTAAAGATAGAGAATTAAAAGAACTTGAAAGAATTTTTAGAACAAAAAAAATAGATAAAAAAGGAAATATTAAGAAGTTACTAAATGTTGTTATAGAAGTTGTAACAAGAGGAAGTAACATATACCTATTTGAATGGTTAAATGAATTAACAGTAAAATATGGCTACACAAAAGATGATATCTTAAACTGCTACTGGGAAAAGTGGCAAAAGAATATGCAAAGAATAGGTAAGGAGTGGAATTGATGGTATTCTTATTAACAGTATTAATGGCTTGTATTTTTGATAAAGATTTAAGTATTTGGATATACTTATTAAGTTTCTTGATAGATATGGAAATAATAAACTATATATGGGAAAGGAGATAAAATGTCAATAATAAAAATACCAAAAGCATTTGAGTTGGTAAAAGATAAAGGTGTCAGTAAAGGTAGTTTGTGTTGGTATATTCAAACTGGCAAAATACCTAAGTGCTTTTATAAAAAAGATGAGGATAAGTTAAGAGGAGATTATTTAATAGATGAGGCTGAACTTTGTAAATTCTTTGGAGTAGAAAAATAATCTCAAAAAAATATAAAAAAAGGAGGTGTAATTTATAATGAAGGCTAGTAATGGAATGGGAACAATAGTTAAATTAAGTGGAAAAAGAAGAAAACCTTATGCTTTGAAAGGACAAGGTGTATACACTGAAAAAGGTTATTATCAACCATTGATTGAAACATTTGCTACTAAGAAAGAAGCTGAAGCATTTAGAATAGCATATTTTAATAATAAGATTTCAGAAGAAAAAGAAATTGAAGTTTCTAAAAGCCAAAAAACTTTATTATTTGAAGATTTATATAAAATATGGTTAGAAAATAAAAAACCTGCTAAAACTTCATTAAGAAATTACACCTCATATTTTAGTAACAGCAAAAAACTTCATAAGTTAGATATAAAGAATATAAATGGGATTTTATTACAAAAGATTTTAAATGAACTCGACTTGAGTAAAGGAACATTAAGAAATTTAAAATCGTTCTGGAAACAAATATTTGACTTTGCTCTATTAAACGATTTTTGCCAAAAAGAATATGTTAGTTTTTTGAAGCTTCCAGCTGAAGAAAAAGGAAAGAAAACAAGTGATAGAAATAGAATATTTGCAGCAGAAGATTTACAAAAACTATGGGATAATCTTTATAAAGATATTGATAGATTTAAAATACTAGATATTATATTAGTTGATTGTTACACTGGATTAAGACCAAGTGAGCTTTTAAATATAAAAAATGAAAGAGTTTTTCTTGAAGAAAGATATATTGATATTACAAAATCTAAAAGTAAAGCAGGGATAAGAAAACTCCCTATCTCTGATAAAATATATGATATAATAAAAAATAGATATGATTCTAAAAAAGAATTTTTGTTTACAAGATATGATGGGGCTAAATTAACATATGATACTTATGATTATGAGTTTAGAGAACTTATGAAAGATTTAGGAATAGATTATCATACAGCTCACGATTGTAGACATACATTTGCAACATTATTATCTAACGCAGAAATAGACAAAGAAATAATTATAAAATTAACAGGGCATAGTAGTTATAAAATAACATCTGAAAAATATATCCATAAGACATTAAAAAACTATCGTGATGCGATTAATAAAATATAATTTGTTACTTATTTGTTATTTATTAATTATTTTTATATAAAATTACCTACACCATAAGTTCTGAATTTATGATATATAGAGATGTTAAAAAACTAATTATAAATTATAGTTTAATTTCTACAAAAAAGCCCGAACTTGAAAAAAGTTGAGGGCTTTTTTGTATTCTGATACTTTTTTTGTTAACATTTTGTTACCAATTATTTTAGCAAACTAAAAAAATAAAATTTCAAATAATTAACAATTATGTATTTAACTAAACTTTGACAATCATTAGGAGTTTCTATTTTAAATTTGACTTTTTATATGTAAAGATATTATATACAATATAAAGATAATAAAGGAGGTTATGGAAATGTCAATGAAGTTAATAAATATAAGAATGGATGAAGATTTGAAAAAAAATCACTTTTAGTGTATCAATAGACCCATTCTATTCAGCTGAAAATATAGGTACCTTACAAAAAATGAAATAAAAGATGGTAAAATTATTATGAAAAGCATTGAAGAATTGAAAACTATGGAATAATGAAAATAAGTTTTTCTATTCAAGCTTGGGAAGAATATTTATCTCTTCAAAGACAAGATAAAAAAACATTAAAGAAAATAAATGAATTAATAAAGATATTGAAAGAAATTGTGTATTAAAATCATCTATACACTAAACAGTATCAATATATTAAAATATGAGACTACTACAACTTCTTTTTTGCAACAGTCTCATTTATTTAATTC